AGCGCTGCTGAGGAAAAGAAACGCTTAATGGATGTCGAGCAGCGCCTCAAGGATTTGACTGAAGCCCTTGCCGATACCAAACGGCCAGCATAATCTGTACCCATTAAGAACGGATCAGTCAGAAAGGACTACGACGATCCACTTGCCGAAGCCCAGATCTCGGGCTCACGAGTACGCCGCCAGGCGCTATATCCAAGCCACCATAGGGACGTGATCCATGCGCAAAGTAGCAACCGCAGTTACCTCTTTGCTTTCTTTCAGTCTCCCAGCAGTTTTTGCTGATATTCGAGAAATCGACGAGGCGGCCATCGTGAAAGCTGTTGGCGCGCCTGTACTCAAGAGAGTGGCAGAAGAGGATTCGCCCGGTTGTAATACCACTCGCTATACGTTCGGAGATAAGGTCTTTGATATGAAGCTTGAGTTTAAATGCAATCGGATAAATGTTGCATGGACAAGCTCTAAAGAACTCAAGAACCAAGCCCGAAGCGAGAATGCATTGGAGCTTGCAACTCGCGCCGTTCAAGCTCTAACGCAGGAGAGCGGCGTCGAGGTGGCAAAGGTTAGTGCTGGGCAGGTATTGAAAGAAAGAACTTATGCGAATGGATTGGTCGGTAGCGGGTCGTGTGCAATGACTTCCTGTTTGCTTACCTTTAAATAAATAAAATTAACTATAAATAATGTGGTCAGCAAATGCATTCAATAGCCCCTTATTCCCTTCGTTGTTTCAATCCTTATAGTGATCCTAATAAAGGTGAAGATCGCTATGCTGTGCTGGACAAGATTGGGCAGTTTGATATGTATCAGCTTTTTAAAGCTTTTATAGAGGCTCAGGGGGATAAATTCAAAATTGTTGAGGCCACACAGCAAGTTTATCGTTTTCATGGAATGAAATTTTATGATGACAAAAGAGAGATGGTCGGTTGGTTTGAAGCTGGATATTATGGAGTCAAAAACAATATCATTGATATTGAAACGGGTAACGTTGACTTTGAAAAGCTTCAAAATAATGCCGAGATCATTAGGCATTATGTGAGGTTTTATATTCCTAATGGGTTTGATGAGGGAGTTGCTTTACTTCATAACTATAAAGGGAATGGAATAAAAACCTTATTGCATGATCTCTTAAGGGAAGACTTTAACAAGGTTACTAAGCGAACTTTTCAGATGAATCCTTTGGCGTACAAGAAGGCATTTAAAATCTGGGAAGAAGCTGTAACGAAAGAGATTAAGCTTACGAAGTTTATGGGGATGCCTGACATTACAGATCAATTGACTCGACTCGGTCATAAAGAACAACAATTGATAGTGAAGCCTCCAAGTCGTGGCAAGCTGGGGAAACTTAAAGACTTCTTCAAACCCGGAACCGAAGAATATGAAGTGGTCGAATTTTTAAGGCCCCACTGCGCACAGATTAAAGCCGTCGCCGAGTTGGATGGTAAAAAAAGAACTTTTACAATTGGACGTCCCGCAGAAGAACAAATATGTGAGATCATCATAGACGAGGACGAAGTCGTTATGGTTGCTGGAAATCCAGAGCCAGTGTCTTTACACAAATGGTGTACATCACTTCTTCAGGAATTCGTCGGATACATATATCCCGGGCTAAAGGTAAAGGTATGAGCAGCAAGATAAATGTCGCGAATATTGTGTTAGGGCATATTGCAACACTTGCTGATCCTGCGGGGAAACGTTCCCTTATGGATTACGTGACATTTTTCGCTGTGCCGAGCCTTGTCGCTGCGGTAGCGTGTTTTGTAGGCTATAATTTAAATAAAGATGTTTCCTCAATGCTTGTTAACTTTGGAGCGATCTTTACAGCGCTGCTTCTTTCTGTGTTGGTGCTGGTTTACGATCAGGAAAGTAAGTTGAGTTCAGTCAAAGATACAGATCCACTGTATGAAGCAAAAAAAACCCTTTTGCGCCAGCTCTATTATAATATCTGTTTCTCCATAATTAGTTCGATTGTTTTGGTTGCTTTGTGTTTTGCCCATTCGGTGTTGGATGGGCTTGTAAGTAAGATCGATTTTAACGGGTATGAGGTTGGCTTAAATTACGCCAAGTACATATTGACTCCGTTGGTTATTTTTGTAGTTGTTAATTTGATGCTCACCATTCTTATGATTGTGAAAAGGATGCATGCGATGCTTACTATTTAAGTAAGTGGAGCTAAACATTCATATGCGCTGAAACTCTCGATCAACTGCTCGCTTTGCGGTTCTTTCACTGGCATACAACCAATGTAGTCGTCTTGGTTTGCTTTGATCACCGGCTGTCACCGTCTTCTCCTTCCCGCTCTTCTTGTCGCGATAGTAGGCGACGATCCCCGTGAATTCCCCCTTGTTCTCTTCCGCCAAATCTTCAATGGTGTGCTCTGGCAGCTTGCTCTCCAGCTCTAGGCTGACGGTATAGCCATTGTCCGCGCTTAGCGTGTGCTGCACGTTCCCCCCGTACCAAATTATCTCGTCAATTTCCGGTTTAACACCTTCCAACGTATACGTCAGCTCCGGTATCAAATCCGGCCGGCCCATAGCCAGTGTGTAACTGAGCGTCGCACTCCCACGTTGCAGCCGATTGAATTCGGCACGGGCCGCCCGTAGCGCAGATTGTCGGTCGCTGTAGGTGTGGCGCAGATCCTTGAGGTTTTCCCCGCCGCCCGCAATGGCTTCCTGTTTCTTGGCGCTGTTCACATCATAAAAATAGGCGCGTACGCCGTCGTAGCTGTCGCGGTCTGCTTGCAAGTACCGGTGCTGGTCGCCATCGGCGCGGGTGAGGGTGATGTGGGGCAGCTCGGCGCCGCTGGCGGTCTTGCCGCCGCCGGCGGGAAGGCACAGCAGGCAACCGGCTTTGACGGTAACCACGGCGTCGAACTCTTCACCAACGCGGCTGATGAGGTTGGCGTCGGATTCGTTGGCCTGGTCGAGCTGGAGGATGGGCAGCCCGTCGAGGGCGCCGGCGATGGTTGCGGTCAGGCCGTTGCCTAGGGCGATATCGCCCAACACGTCACCGAGCGTGGTGTTGCTCCAGCTGCGTTCGCGTTTGGTCTTCAGGCCTTTGCGCAGGTCGGCCGAGCGGGCGCGGATGCTCAGCACGTCGGGGGAGCCGGAGTGTTCGGTTTCATCGACGGTGTACGTGCCTTTATCTACCAGTCCTGTGTCGCTCCAGCCCAGCCACAACCGAATCACTGCGCCCTTGGGCGGGATGGCGAGCAGCCCGTCGTGGTCGCTGAGGGTGATGCTCAGTTGATCGGCCTCGATGCCGCGATTGTCGGTCAGGTCGAGGCTCATCAGGCGCGGGCTTATCAGTTGCGCAATGTCGTTGCCGTCCACGGTGATACGGAACGCCGGCACCGGGTAAGCGGCCTCGCGCTTGTATCGCTCGATGGTCTTGTCCAGAAAACCGGTGACGCGGGAGAGCGCGGCATCGATCACAGCAGCGCCCTCATGATGCTGACGCCAGCGCTGGTACCGGCGCCGATCAGGTCGATACGGTCGTCATCGATGCGCTTGAGGCTGAGGGTGAATTCGATGCGGCGTGGCGTGCCGTCGCGGAAGAATATCGTCTTGGTTTCGCTCAAGCTTTCGATGATCCACAGCCCGTAAATGCGGCCGCTGCCCTCGACCATTGGCCACGCCTTTCCGGTGTTGGCCATCAAGCGCAAGGCGTCGAGGCTGAGGGCGCTGCCGGCGAGTTCCGGCAGGATGATGCCGGGCAGGGTGATGGAGTCATCACCACGGCCGACAAACTGGCGAGCTGGGGCGGCACCTACGCGGTTACTGCTGGCGTGGCGCCATTCGGTTTGGCGTTGCAGTTCCTGGTAGGCGGCGGTGGAGAGGCTGAAAACGAACATGCCCAGGGCAAGCATCATGGCGGGTTACTCCAGGTCGGACAGTTTGCTGCGCTGGCGAGCGTTCTTTTCGCTGGAGACGCGGGCCAGCTCGGCGCGCACGGCGCGGGCGATGGCGCGCTCATCCATGCCGGGCGTGGTGTGGATGTTGATTTCGTAGGTGTCGTGACTGTCGTAGGCTGCGGTCGGTGACGGACTTATGGGCGCGCGATTGTCGATCGACACTGAGGAGGATGCGGCGGCGCCAGCCGGCAACTGCGGCAGCCCAATGGCGCCGAGCGGGCCAGCCACGGCGCCGAGCGCACGTTGCCCGGCAGACACGACTTGTTTGCCCATGTCGGTGATGGCGCCCAGCGGGCCGTCCTGGCCACCTTCAAGACCTTGAGTCAGCCCGGCCATGGTGAAGCCGCCGAGCGCGGTGAACACGCGGGACGGGCTGTGGATGCCGAGCTTTTCCTTGAACATGTTGATGGCCGAATCAGCGATTGAGCTGACGGCGTCTTTGATCTGGCCCAGCCCTGCAAGCAATCCGTTGATCAGGCCGTTGACCAGCATGTTGCCGAACTCAGTAAAGCGGCTCGGCAGATCTACGCCCAGGTAACTCAGCACGCCGGCGAAGGCCTGGTAGATCAGACCGATGGGGCTGAAGTTGGCAAGCGTGGTGAGAATGCCGCCGATGCCTCCACTGAAACCGGCTTTGATCTCGGTCCAGGCGTTGCTGAAGTACAGTTTCACTGCGTCCCAATTGGTGTAGATCAGATAGGCCGCACCGGCGAGAGCCGCGACTACTGCGCCGATGGCGAGCGCGACCGGGTTGGTGGCGAGGCCCCACAGGGCAATGCTCACGGTTCGCAGGGCGGTTACCAGTGCGCCGCTGAGTGTGCTGGCCAGCGTGCGAAGGCCTTGCCCCAGCATGGGGAGTGCATTGCGGGCCAGACCGGTGATGGTGGGGGCGAGCTTTTGCATAATTCGCAGCGTGCCACCACCCTGCATTCCGAACATCGCCATGCCGTAACGAATCACGGCAAACGGGCCGAGCAGGCTGGCCATGCCGATGGCCAAGCCACCGAACACGAACGACAGACCTGCAACCAGGGCAACAACTTTCACCAGGCCGCCGGCCAGTTTCGGATTTTCTCGCGCCCAGGCGCCGACGTTGTTGGCGACTTCGCCGAGCGTGTTGATCAGCTCTTTCAATTCAGGCGCAACGGCGGCGCCAAACTCGGCCATGGCGTTAGTGAAACTGCCTTCGGCGGCTTCCATGACGTTGGTCAAGGTGCTGAGTTGCTCGTTGACGCGCGTGCGCAAGTCCGCCTGATTCTGGAGCTTCTGCTGCACCTCTTTGTAACCCGCCAGCCCCTTGTTCATCATCGTGTTGAGGGTGGTCATGGTTTCCGAGTCATCACCGAACAAGTCCTTGATGGTCTCGGTACGGTCTTCGTCGTTCAGCGCCTTCAGCTTTTCAACCTGGGCGAACAGGTTCTCCAGCCCGGCGAAGTTGCCTTCCTTGTTGGTGAAGCTGAACTGAATCTCCTGGCCCTTAAGTTGGCGGATTTTGTTGACGTCGTCGACCTTGTCCTTGTTCAGGCCCGCCTGAAAGATTTTGCGAAAGGCGTTACCAGCAGCACCGCCTTCCATGCCGGCCTGGTCCATCATGATCAGCAGCGGGGCCAGTTCGTTGGCGGCCTCAATCCCGGATTTCTTGATGGTGTCCATCACCGGGGCGATCTTGCTGAAGCCCTGAAGCATGTTGGTCGAATCGACACCGGAGTAAAACCCGCGCTGGATGGTGTCCATCAGCGCCATCATGTCCTTCTCGGTGGTGCGCGTGGCGTCCTGCATCTTGGCGGCGAACTCGGCGGCTTCGGCCACCGGCATTTTCAACTGCACGCCCAGGTACGCGGCCGCTTCGCCGGTTCCTCCAAGGATGCTTTGCGCGCTGAGGCCCTGGCGCCGCAGCATGGTCATCATTTCTTGAAAGTCGGCGGTGGTGCCAGGCAATCGGTCGCCGAGTTTGGTGGCGAGGTCGGTGATTTTCTGGAAGTCCTCGGCGACTTTGCCGGTGTTGTCCATCATCGACACTTTCAGCTGTGTGGCTGAATCTTCGTTCGGTGCGAATGCGCCCACGGCTTTGGCTATTGGGCGGCTGGCCGCGTAACCAACGCCCAACCCGGCCGCACCGTTGACCGCCATGTCACTGGCAAGGCCTTGGGTCTTCGCCAGTTTGGCGCGTTCGGCGGCCATGCGTTTTTGCTGTGCATTCAACGCGACCAGCCGTTTGCCTTGTTCGCTGATCGTGGTGTTGGTGGCGCCGATCTGCTCGCGCAACTGGCGTTCGTGAGTGCCGAGGTCTTTGGTGCTGATCCCTGCGCTGTACAGCTTTGAACGCAAGGCCTGCAACTGTTCGGACTGCTGTTGGTGTTGTTCCTTGAGCCGCTGGGCCTCGCGCACGGCGGTGCGAAAGTCCTTGGCCAGCGCCTTGGTCGGAACGCCCGTGGCGGCGAACTGCTGACTGAGCGCGCGCACTTTGTCGCGGGCCGAGGTGAGGGCGGTTTCGGTCTGTTCAGCGGCGGCGCGCTGAGTGCGCCAGGCGCTGACGTCTTTCTGCTGGGCGTTGAGTTCCTTGAGCCGGTCGCGCGCGACCTTGAGTGCGCGCGCCGCGCCAATGCTGCCCTTGTCGATGGCCTTCAGGGGGCCGCTCGCCCGGTCAATCGCGTTGAGCAGGACCTGAAGTTTTAAGTCATTCGCCATCGGTGGAACTCCGCACCCTGGCGCGCTCGCGCCAGTCCATCAGTTCTTGCAGGCCGAGCTGATCCATATCAGCCGGCGCCCAGTGAAAGACCACGGCCAGATCGGCCATGGCGTCCTCTACGCAACGAGGGAGGCGTCCGTTTTCACCGACCTCTGCAACAAAAAATGTGCAACCTTGTTGCCGCAGGCCAGCAGATCGGCCGGGTCCATGCCGGCGGCTTCGGTGGCAGTGATACTCGGCGAGGTGATGCGCGGCAGCACCTTGAGCAGGGCGGCGACGTCGAGGTTCAGCAGGTCCACCAAGTGCACGCCGCGCAGTTCGCCGGATGACGGTTTGCGCAGGGTGAGGCTGGTCATGTAGGACTTGCCGCGAACGATGGGCGTGTCAAGGTTGACGGTGTTGTCATCGACTGCCGGCAGAGCTTCGGTGTTGGTGTCTTCGGTGTTCATATGTTGCTCCGGTTAATGGGTTTATAGGTGGTTCAAAGGCCGATGGCAGAGCGCTGTTTCTCCAGCATGTCCACGCCGTTGACCTTCTCGATGAAGTTGAGCAAGTCGATTTCGATGATGTCTTCGTTATCGACGATCAGTTTGTAGTAGCTGCACGTCGTGGTGATGCTGTGTTCGGTGTCTTCACCAGGCGCCGCGTCGCCCATCTCGATGGTTTCGTGACGTCCACGCACGATGATTTCTACAGCGCTGATTTCGCCGGTGTCGTCCTGCTGGAAAGAGCCGGCAAAGCGCAGCTGCACGCCGGACGCGTTGACGCTGCCAAATTGCCGAAGCGCGATCAGATCCAGCCCGCCGGTTTTCCATTCGAACTGGATGCCGTCATCGGAGAAGCCGAGGTCAGCCTTGACCGGGCCGTTCATTCCGCCGCCGCGATAGCTTTCCATCTTGCGACCGAGCGGCGGCGGGGTGACGCTTTTGGCAACGCCCTGGTAGGTGTTGCCGTCGTTAAACAGGTTCATGTTTTTGAGTTTGCGAGGCATGGCCATGGCGTTGGTCTCCGGGGTACGGACTCCCCCGCAGGGGAGCGCCGATTCAGGCGTTCACTTTGCTGGCGAACTGGATCAGGTAGCGGTCGGTGATGCGCTGGCGAAGGGTCAAATCTTCCAGCGGCGGCACGGGTGTGTAGTCGTAATCGAGGTAGAGCTTGCCGGCCTTGAGCGTGTCCTTGTCGTTGATGTCCTCTGGATACCAGCAGTCGCCGCCGATCAGGTAGCCGCTGCCAACCATTTCGCGGAACTTGGCCTTGATGCTCTCGATCATGTCGCGCACCAGCGACGGGTGCATGGGCCTGTCTACGGCCCACATCTGCGCTTCGGCCATGGTGTCGGCGAGGATCTGCGCGGTGCGGGTGTAGTTCTCGAAGGCAAACAATGGATCGTCGCTGCACGTGCGGCTACCCCAGAAGCGGAAACCGCCCTCGTTGATCAGGGTGGTGACTTCGTTGCCGTTGAGGTAATTGGCATCGGTGGCTGGGTTTTGCAGATCCCAGAACACGTCGGCGCTGATGCCAGTGACGCCGTTCACTGCGACGTTGGACAGAGTTTTGTGCCAGCCCACTTCCTGGTCGATCTTGGCGCGCAGACCGAGTGCACGGGCGATGGCCGAGGCCTTTACGGTGGTGCTGGTGACGGTGTCCCAATTCTGGAAGTCCGGCCAGATCACCATGACTTCGCGGGCGCCGAAGTTCTCGCGATAGGCGACGGCTTCTTCCTTGGTTTTGCAGTCCCAGGCACTGACGTAGGCGAAGGCGCGCAACTGCTGGGCGATGCTTGCCAATGCCGTGGCCACGGGTTGGCTGTCGAGGCCTGGCACGCCGAGGATGCGCGGCACCATGCCGACTTTTGCCTTGGCGGCGAGCAAAGCCTTCATGCCAGTGTATTTGCCGTCGGCTGTGGTGGTGCCGATCAATGCGCTGGCCGTTTCCGCCTCGGTGGCGCCTGCCTTGACGCGCACGACGATGGTGTAGGGCTTGGTCTGGTCAGCGATGGCTTGCAGGCTGGCGGCGAGGGTGCCGGTGGTACCGGCTTTGCCGACGGCGGTCTGCACGTTGGTGAGCAGCACCGGCGTGTCGAGCGGGAAGACATTAGCGTCGGCATCGTCGGCCGTGCAGACCACGCCGATGACAGCGGTGGGGATGGTGCGAATGGGGCGGGTGCCGTCGTTGAGTTCGAGCACCCGCACGCCGTGAAGATAATCGGCCATGGATTTGCCTGCGCAGTAAATGGGATGACAGTGCACAGGCTGCCGCGCGCGCGCCGGATGGGCGAGGGGTGGGACTTGTAGGGAGAGGCGCTACAGGACAGCGCCTCCCGACGAGACCTATTACGATTCGGTGGTTGGCGTCCTTGAATCCGGCCAACCTTCATTTAGCATTTCATCGTGATACTCGTCGGCTTCAATCGCCTGCAACAATGCATGCTCGCGGTCAAAACATGCCTGAACGTGTGCACGCACGGCCTTGGCTATGGCAATAATTTGCGCCGATCCGATCTCGACGAAACCGGCGGCCGTTTTGAAGTTGCAGCGATAATCCGGATCAAGCACTGCGGACAATCCGGTACTGGCAATCAACGCCTGGCTGTCGCGTGTCGTCTCGATGGGCAGCCCTTCGACTGTGACGCCGGTACCCTCCCGCCTGAAACGCTCGGCGGCGATAATTTCACTCAGCGGTTCAGGAACCACGACGGGCAACCCTGGCGGCGAAAATTGCCACGCTCCGTCCATCTCGATCGCTTTCCAGCCAATGGCCGGCGCTGGCTCGATGCCGTCCATACACACCCAGATCATGGAGGGGTGATACATCGTCGAGATATTGCCGCTCACCTCGACAAACTCAAACACCTGATCGGCATAGATCCGCGCATAAATACTCATGTCCACTCCTCAACATCGACCCAGCCATCAGCACCATGGCCACCACGCAAATGAGCAGGGTAGGAAGGAAGCGCAACCGCACCGCCACCACCCGCACCCGGATTGACCGCATCAGCCCCCTGCGAGCTGGTTGAGATTGAGTTACCACCCGGCCCCATCTCGCTCGCACCTCCCTCGCCAGACACGACAAAATCCGTCTTTGGCCCAATGACGCCACCGCCGCCCTTGCCCGTACCGTTCTTGACAGTCGCGCCGACTGCCGGCTGTGAATTCGGGGTCTGGCCGAGGTAAAGCGGCGGCACCACGTTCGCCGACAACCCGCCACCGATTCCGCCCGGCGCGGTGACATGTGATCCGAACGAAGTTGCACCGCCGTTATTGCCGGGACCAACGAGCACACCGGTGCCGCCCTTACCGATTGTGACCGTCACACCATCGAAACCGCTGGTGATCCACGTATCAAATGGCGCTCCCGCACCGCCGCCGCAACCGGCGGAAACCTGACCGCTCGCGGTTGATGCTGCACCGCCGCCAGCAGCGCCGGCACCCTGTCCCTTCACCCGGACTTTGTTGGTACCAGGTGTCGACCAGTAAACCTGCGTTGCGCGAATTCTGCGCGTTCCGATCATCCGCCCGGTCGCCAGACGTACTTCGTTCGCCAGCGCGCCGACATCAATCACGCCTTGGTTAACTGGCGCGCTCCACGCCTTGATACACCACATCACCGCCACGTTACGCGGCCGCATAATGCCGCCGCCTGACGGGTAAGGGCTGTAGCTCACATTGACGGACGTGAAGGTAATCCCTACGCCTGGATAGTCCGCTTCCTTGTAAACATCCGCCTGAGCCTCGACAGCAGAACCGCGCACAACGTCAACCGACGCGCCACCGGTGTAATTACTGTCGAACACCGTGAGCGTACCGAGCTGGGCGCTGCCAATCGCTCGGCCCGCATCGATACCCCGGCCATGATCCCAACCACGCAAGAACTCAGCGCGCAGATCCGGCAAACGGAAATTGCCTGCGCCTTCGTTGCCCTTGTTGAAAGCAGTCCCGAGATAATCCGACAGATCCGGATAGACGGTGCTGCTCTTTACGCTGCCATCCAGCTCAACAAAGCCTGCCGGCATCTTGTTCAGCGGGAACGACACGACGGTGCCCACAGGCATTGCCGTCGCCTTTGCTATCAGCTCGTCTATTTCAACCGCTGTGTAGGTGTCCTTAATGCCCATCGCGGCCAGTGTGTCCGGGTTATCGCCCGATAGCACGATCCCTCGATTATCGGTCTTGACGCGAGTGAATTGCCCCGCCTGTTTGTCTGCGGGCAGCGCACTTTTTACTGAGTCATCGACGTATTTCCGTGTCGCCAGCACTACCGACGGATCAATCTTTAACTGAATGTTCGACGTGCCGCTGGTGATGATGTGCATCCGCACCACCTGGTTGCGGCCAGAGCCTTGGGCGAGCAGAGGCTTGTAGCTCGGCGCGACGTTGGCCACCGCGCTAAACACGCCGTCCTTGTCTTCAAGGGCCAGTTCACGGATCCACCAGCCGCCGACGTCGGGAGGCAATACCAGCTCGGCAATCAGGACGTTTTCATCGGTAGGTGAGACGAACAGTTGGTTGATCTGAGCGCGATACCGTTGATTGATCAGCTTGGTCTGCGAAGGACTCGGTACCGGGTCGGTGCCGTTGGCGTCGCCAATCAGCATATGGCTCGGCTCCCACGGAATACCGAGGGCGTCGCAGTTGGTTTTCTTGGCGGCGCCCTGCGTCGTCAGCATGCCGCCGAAAATAGAATTCTGATCAACCATGGGGATACACATCCAGTTCGTCGAGGGTGTAAAGGCTTACGCCGCTGTAACCCCGGATCGCGACATCGATGTCCGGGTTGTTCCAGGGGTACACGTCGATTTCATCGCCGTCGTAAACAGCGAAACCAACGAAGGCGTCGAGTTTGGTTTCAAGCACGATGTCGAGACCGGTCAGGTGTCGGGTGAGGGGTTTTGCGTCGTCGATCAGCCAGACCAGTTCCTGGTACATCGCTTCGGTGATGCCGGAGTCGAGAACGCCGATGCGCAAGGCGAAGGTGCCCGGTGTGCCGGGGGGAACGGTCTGCCACCATTCGGCGACCTCGATCAGGTAGCCGAGCGGTTCAACGACCCGGCGCAAAGCGCCGATGGTGCCCTTGTGCGAGTGCACGTAATACGCGGCACGGCAGGCGGCACGCTTGGCGGATTCTGACCATTTGCTGTCCCAGCGATCGACCGAAAACGCCCAGGCCAGATACGGCAATAAGGGCAGGGGACACAGGTCAGGGTTGTAGAGCGTGCGCAACGGAATCGGTACGCGCTGGATTTCTGCCAAGGCCTGCGCGGCTTGGCGCTCCAGTGGTGTCGAATTGCCCGGCAGCAGGGGTTGGTAGGTCATCACTCAACCCCCAATGTCAGTTCCACGTTCGTGCAATACGGCGCCTGGTACTTGGTGGCGACGATGTCTTCCCAGTCTTCCAGCACTACTTTGCGCACGCCCTCGACGTGCAGCGCGGCGTGCACGATGGATTCGGAAACCTCCAGTGCCAGGCGTCGGCGCTGATGCACGAACTGGAGCAACTGGGCTTCGGCTGCTGCGAGGACCAATTCGGTTTCCGGGCCGTTGCTCAGCGGGTAAATCTTGGCTTTGATCTGGTAATTGATGATCTCCGCACCCTGGACGGTCAGGCGATCCGCGACGGGGCGGCGGTCGTCGTCGCTGAGGTACGTTTTGACCTTGTCGAGCAGTGCCGGCGACGCGGTGCCATCGCCCAGCACGGATTGCACTGTGACCACGGCTTCGGCCGGGGCCGGGCTTTCGGCGGTAGCGTCGGCGACCTGACCGTCAGCGGACCGGGCGTGGAAGATGTAGCTGTTGCGCGGGCCGGCGGTGCTGAGGCCTTCCCATGCCATTTGCGCACGCTCGCGCAGGCTGTCGTCGCTTTCCATTAGCTTGGGGAGGGGCGGCACAGCTGTTGGGTTTGCAGCCTGAATGACCAGGCGCTTCACGTTGAAGTTGGCGGCGAGCTGTTCGAGGTCGGTGCCCTTGGCCAAAGCCAGCATGTTGGCAACCGATGCCTCGTTCACCCGCTGACGCCAGACAGTTTCGCGGTAGGCGTTTTCCTCGAGTAATTTGGTCAGCGGCTCGGACTCCATGCTGAGGCGGGCCGCGATCTCGGCTTGTTCCTCGGCGGGCCAGAGGCTGACGGCGTAGGCCTTGCGCTCGGCGAGGATCTGCTCGTAATCGATTTGTTCGACGATTTGCGGCGCCGGTAGTTGGCCGAGGTCGATGGCGACGAAAGTATTCATACGCTGCCTCCCAGTTGCAGAGGCACGCTCAGGCTCAGCGGCTGGTTGTTGTCGACGATGGTGCCTTCGAACTCCAGCGACGCTTGGCCCTGAAGGTTCGCGCCGATGAACTGGATACGGCTGAGGCTGATGCGGGTTTCCCAACGCATCAGCGCCATGACGGTGGCGGCGTAGACCTGCAAACGGGTGAAGTCATTGAACGGCTGATCCACCAACTCAGGGAGCAGACTGCCGTATTCGCGGCGCATGACGCGGGTGCCGATGCGAGTGGTCAGGATGTCGGTGATCGACTGGGCGATGTGTTCGACCAGGCCGAGGGCTGCGCCGGTTTCTCGGTTCATTCCGGCTTCCCCGTCTTCGCGCCGCCAGGCATGACACCGCCGTGCAGGTGCTTCACCAGACTCATGCCGGCCGCGATGACGTCTTTGGATACGGTGACCATCCCGGTTACGTTCTGGTTGCCGGTTTGGGTGTAATCGCCTTCATGGGTGATCGGGCCAACGATGCGGATGCCGCCATTGCTGGTCAGATTGGTGGTGCCGCCTTCGGCCAGCGTGACGTTGAGGTGGTGCGCGATGCTGTCGTACTCGATGACGGTGCCGTCGCGGTAGGTGCAGCGGTGGAGGCCTTCGCGGTCGCCGTTGGATGGGTTGTGGTCGCTGAATAGGCCTGTCAGTACGATGCCGTTGCCGAGCTGGCCGGATGGGCTCAACAGGATGGCTTGCTCGCCGGCCGTCGGTGGGTTCCATTCGCGATCGGCACCGGCTCGTGGGGCGATCCATGGGAGCCAGCCGGTGGTGAGCGATCCGGTTTTGACCTGGACACGCGGGGGCTTCATCTGGACGGCAGCGATGGTGCCGAGGCGGATGAGGTTTTCGATCAGGCGGGCGAGGGTGGCTAAGTCGTTCATGGCGCCTATGGTGGCGCTCTCGCGCATGCGAGCGCATCAATGAGGTATTGTAGGAAGTCGATTTACACGCAGATTTTGGGTCAGATGTATTAATTATTAGGGATGAAGATATGAATCCAGCTACCAAAATTTCTCTGTCAACAGTGCGCCTAGAATGCTATGGCCAAACAAGTAAAAGCGTGGGTACCGGATATTTGTATGGTTTTCATCTTGAAGAAGACGAACTGTTTCCGGTTCTTGTGACCAATAAACATGTAGTGCGAGATGGAACTCGGCTGAATATTGAGTTCAATGTTATAAAGCAGGGTGATGAAGTCGGTGAGGACGCCTCTGCGAAAAGTGAAGAACGGGTGGCGGTCGTCGTAGATGATTTGGCGGATTTAATAATCAAACATCCAGATGAAGGTGTGGATCTTTGCGTCATACCGATTGGCAACTTTCTGAATTCCATAAAACTTGGCTACGGAATCAAGAACTCACTTATTACGAAAGATTGGCGCTTGCCTGCTGAACTTATTCCGATCATACGTCCGATAGAGACGATTGTAATGATTGGTTACCCAGATGGTCTTTGGGATCAGGTAAATAACAGGCCTCTCGCGAGACGCGGTTTAACAGCTTCGCATGCATTGACACGTTGGAACGGAAAGCGTCAGTTTGTGATTGATGCCGCTTGTTTTCATGGCTCCAGTGGGTCACCCGTGTTCCTTTACGAAGATGGAGTCGTCAGAAATAAGGAGGGTTCGTTTGACCTCGGCACAAGAGCTATACTTTTAGGCACGCTATGGGGTGGGCCGATGGTAAATGCCAAGGGTGAACTAGTTGACGTCGAAGTTCCTACTGCTGTAGATGCTGACTCTGCAAAAAGGCAAATTCCGATTGTCAAGACGATGATGAATCTGGGGTATGTCATTCATGCCGATGCATTGGACGATTTCATTCCGCTGGTAAGGGCGTTTGTCCCTCCTAATTAATATCATGCACCATCATGAGATGCTTTAGTAAACCATCGCGGATCAAATCGAGGTCCGCGTTGGTAAAGCCTAGAATTTCCCTTCTTTCGTACTTCACATCGCGGGCACCACGCTCGGCTCGATCACGCAATCCTAGCTGGTGAACCCGCGCAATATTTGCAATGCGCCCGGTGAAGCCGACGCTGATAGCTTTCCCATCACCATTAACCTTCATAAAGCTAGCCGTGCGCAGCTTTTGAAACATCTTCAATTGCCGTTTCACTCGGCCCTGTTTTCCCCGCAGGTTGCGCTTTTTACGTGGGGCGTACTTGGGGCCGTCCGGATTTTGTTGAGCAATGATTCGTTGTTGCTGACTGCGCCGTAAAGCTTGGCCAATGCTTCGAGCCAATTTGTTGCGCGATGCCGGTTCAAGCTGCCCCAGCAACCCCGCCGCCCAATCCTCCAACGCTTCCAGTCGATCGTTCATTTCGGCAGCACCCATTCACTACCGGTACCCTGCGCGCCAGGTATCCAGTTCGGATCAAGAAAATCCGCAGCCCGTTGCGGCTCGCCAGGGTGTCGAATGGTGGTGTTGCCCTGGTCATCCTTGCCCACCACCACACGCTCGGTCAGCGGCAGCGTCAGGCTCATATCCACTTTGCTGTTGTCGAGAATGTCAGCCTCGAACTGAATGCCGTCAGCGGCTTTGTTCAAGTTCTCCAGCAGTTCGGATTGATGGACGCTCAACCAGCCCAGCAACGGCAACATGACGCTGTCTGGATGGCCGGCGAAGTCGGTGAGGATGACCTGTAAGTCGAAGCTGTACTCGAACGACAGCGACTGCGCGGCGGTGCAGCGGATCTTGCCGTTGTCGATGAAGATCAACAGTCGGTCGGGGTTGTGCTTGAGTTCGGCCACGGTGGCGAGCAAATGGGCTTTCAGGCTGTCGGGCTTGTTCATGGTTGGGCCTGCTGGTGTTGGTAAAGCATGTCCACTTGGCTCGCACAGTCTGCCCACGCGGCCTCGACGCGATCCTGATCGGTGAGCTGATCGCCGTTACTGCGTGGGCTGGTCGCCGGCAGCGTGCAAGGCACCACGGCCGGACAGCCACTGACGATAAGCGTCGGCGCCGGTGAAGGCGGGGCGCTCGCGCAGCCGGCGAGCAGCATCAGGCAAAAGCTGGGCAGCCCAATCACGTAGGTCGGCGTTTTCACGTTTCAGAGCCTCAATGGTGAGTTCGCGCTTTGCCAGGCCTTGGCGCAGCTGATCCTGTTGCGCGCGCAGGGTGGTCTGGGCGTTGCGTTCCTGTTGCAGGGTGTCGCGCAACGCGTTGGCGTTCGCGAGGTTGTGCTCGGCTTGTTCTTGAGCGCGGCTGGCGTCTTTCTCGGCCAGCCGGGTTTCCTTATTCGCCCCGCTGATGCGCAGCTCCTGGTTCCAGATCAGAAGTCCGAGCGCTGCAAGCAATGCAACGCCGAGCAAGGCCTGCCGCAGGATGCTCACGCCCGGTACCAGCCAAGCTGATTCATGTCGCCGATGTCCATGTGTTGGATGGGGCCGCGCACGATGATGACTTTGCGCTGAGGGTTCTGGATGCGGAGCGCGTCGCGCAGCTGCACCATGTCGTGCTGATCGCTGTTCTCTGGCACTACCAGCAGATCACCGTCCTGCACATTCAGCCGCTGCACCGCGTCGAAGTCGATCATGCCGCCACCGCCTGCCCGCAACCGCAGTCGTCGTGCCGTTCGTAGGCGCGCTGAAGTTTGATGTCGTACAGGTTTCGCTGGTAGTCCGGTCCGTTGTAGAGCTTGGCGAACTCGGCCCATTTGCGGCCCTTCAGTGCCTTGTGCAGCACCGGATCGGTCTCGATGAAACGGACGAACGCGTCGAATTGCTGCGATTCTCCCGCGCTCATGGCGGCGACAAATTCCTGCACACTGTTGTAGCCCAGGCGCTGCCAGTGAAAGCCCATGATCTGGAACGCACCCCATGACGCGGATTCCAGCGCGGCGGTGTCATCGATCAGGCGAGCGGTCGCCAGGCGCTGGTGTTCGGCGCTGCCGCCGGCATAGCCGCCGGATTTCGGATTGACGATGGCCGGGTTGATTGCGGCCAACTGATCAGCGTGGAGTTTGAGCGCGGCGGGGTCGTCGCCTTCGTGCCGAACCTTCGTCAGTTGGCGATACATGATGTGTCGTTCGAACAGGATCACAGGTTTGCCATTATCGAGAAAGCCACTGCCTTTCGATTCAACTTCATTGACCGCATAGACGCTGGCCAGCGGCACGTTGAGGCGCTCGGCGGCGTTGACCAGGTCGGCGTTTTTCAGCAACTGCTGGCAGTCGGTGCCGGTGAGCGCGCTCAGTGTTTTGCTGCCGGCGACGCCATCAGCCACCAAACCAATCTTGATTTGATAGGCGCGCACGGCATGTTCCGTGGCGTCGCCGTAATCACCATCGACGTTCAGTTTGGCGCCGTGTTGGTTGAGGCTCTTTTGCAGATTGCGCACCGCTTGCGAGCGGTCACCGTGGCGAAGTGTGGTCATAGCTGTTCCACCTTGCGGTTGAAAATCTTCTTGGCGGCTGCGCGAGTGCCTTCGACACCGAGCAGGCCAATCACACCACCGAAGAAAGGTGCGGTGCTTGCCGGAATCCCCAGCAGTGACAGCCCGTGACTGGCGGACAGAGCGAGTGCGCCGCAAAGGGGAGCCTCGATCACCATCCGCCGCACGGTGCCGCCGCCATAGATCACGCGAAGGCTCGCAATGATCACGGCCAGCAGGCCGGAGTAAATGGCGGGCCAGTTCTGTTCGAGCCAGGCGGCGAGCCAGGCCCAGGTGTCGGGACGGTCAGGCATGCGTTTCATGTCATGGTCCAGAGTGGTTGGGTTCAAGGGCGCGGTGCGGGCGGTTCAGTCCCATAGGTTCACCATCTGCCGTTGCGGGGCGGCGGCTTGGGCTTCGGGCATTTGCACCAGAAGGCCTTGCGGCAAGGTCGGGCCGTGATCGGCAAGGCCGGGGTTGGCATCGAGAACTGCTTCGGTGACACCGGCGGTGCGGCCGTAGTGACGCCAGCACAGGGCATCGACGGTGTCGTTTTGCTGGGCGCGGATGCTGACGGCCATCAGATCAACTCCACAGTGGTGCGGCCGAGGCCGAGGAAGTCGCGCACGGCCCAGCGCTGGTCGCGGCGCAGTTCGTCGATGCTCGGCGTCAGTTCTTCGGCGTTCTGGTTGCCACTGTTGGTGCTGTCATAGGAACGGTAGCGTTCGCAAATCTCCGCGCCGGTCGCGGCATAGATCGCCCGTTGGTAGAGGTGAACGAGTTCAGATTTGTCCTCGATCTGCTCGGCCGGTACGTCCGCGAGGGTGGTGTAGCCTTCGGCCTGTTTGGCGCGGCGCCAGGTGGCGAACTCGCGGTTTACGCTGATGGCGGCGGCGATGGTCGCGGTTTCCAGACGGATCGGCGTGACGCTGGAGTCGATGCGTAAAGTGCCGCGCACGTCATCGAGGTCGATCGACGGCCAGAAGGGGTCGGTGTTGATGTGGCCGCTGGAGGCCGGAGTAGTGCTGCCGCCCGCTACGAATCCGCTCATGAATCTGCGCTCTGTTGTAGGTCGCCGGTGGTCGGGGCTTCACGTTCAGGAGGAGCGGCCTGGCCGTTCCGCCCCGAGCCGGCGGGGTGCGTGGGGACGCTCGGTTAGCTGCCAGAAGCAGCGAGTTTGTTGAGCAGGCGTTCGGCCCGCTCCAGATCCTTTTTGCCACCGCAGGCGTCGTGCAGGTCGATGGCTTTTTTCAGCAAGTCGATACCGGCCTGCACCTGTCCGGGTTGGCCGGGGTTTTCGTCGGTGATGCCTTCCAGTGTTGCGCGCCCCATGGCGAGGAACAGCTTGGCGCGTGCCTGGTCGGGCATGTCTTCGGCGTCGGTCAGTTCCGCGGTGCGGTGCAGGACGGCCAGGTCGAAAGGCTCGCCGACCTTCTGCGACTTGAACGCGGCGGTCGCGACTTCTTCGGCGACCAGACAGCCCAGCGTGCGGGCGAAGCGGTCCGGCATGACCATCTTGTGTTGCAGCACGTACTGGGCGATATCGAGGCCACCGATGAAGTCGCCGGCGTCGAAGCGCCAGACCATGATGGTGGTCAGCACTTCGTCCTGGGCACCTTGGCCGGCGTCCAGCACGCCTTGCACGTAGGGGATGTATTCGGGCAGTAGCTGCCGCTTGAGTTCGGCCTTGCCCTGATTCGACTGCACCTGTTTCAGGCGCAGGCGATCTTGCAGCAGTTGGTTGAGCTGATGTTCGTAGGCCGTGGCGCCGGCCATGGTTTGTGTGGGTTCGGTCGCTGCCGCCTCAATGGCGGCAGTGACGCGTTGAAAATGCTGCTTGGCGAGGCTGCTGGCCATGGCTTATGCCCCTTCAAGCTCGATGTTTTCGACGAGGCAGCCGAGGCCGTAATCCTCAACGACATAGGCGTCGTTGCTGGATTCGTAGTTCTCGACCCGGTTCTTTTCCGGCGCTTCCTTCACGTAGCGGCGGCGTCCGCCGATTTGCCAGTAAATGGCAAGGTTGCTCAGCGTGGTGATCAGTGCAGCACCGTCGGGCACGTACGGCACTTCGACCGGCTGCTTACCGCCCATGCGCTTCTGCGAAAGGATCATGTCGGTCGCGAGTTTTTCAGTGGCCGGCTGTTCCTTGTTGATCAGCGGGAAATATTTGTCGTGTACCAGGTTGCTGCCGAGAATGACGACGATGCCCGGATCCTTGCGATGCCACGGGTCGATCAGGTTTGCGATTGCGTCGTAGACCAGCGCGTCGAGGTTGTTGTAGTCCGCTTCTGCCCCCGTTCCGATGACGATTTTGCCAGCGGTTTTGCCGTCCTTGAGAACGCGCGCCGAGGCGTTGTTGCGGTACTGCTGAAGCCAGCCGATGTTGACGTCCTGCAACAACGGGTTGGCCTGGCGGTCGGTGGTGGCAGCAGCGCTGACGCCGTTGAAGCCGATCATGATGCGGTCGAGGGCCTGGCGCTTGAGGATCGCGTCGCGCAGGCGTGCCTGGAAGTCGGGGAACTTCGCCCAGGCGTCGAGCTGCGCGTAGCGGATCGCGGTGTCAAAGTCGGTGTGCTTGGCTTCGTAGCCTTTCTTGTCCAGCGACGACACGTCGCGAGGCTGACGCACGCCATTGCCGGTGGTGTCGGTACGGCCGGCGATGGTGCTGCTGACGCCAAGGCCGACTTTTTCGCCTTGCAGTTCATCAACGCCGATGATGCCGATCTGGCCGAGGAATTCGCTGGATTCCTGCATGCGGGTTTCCAGCGTTTGCTGCACAGTCGGATCGACCGCGAAAGTGGCGGCAGTCGAGGATACGCCGTTAAGGCGCGCCAACTGGCTCAGGTAAGCGTTGAAGTGTTCGCGAGTGTCGTTACGCATGAATATCGTCCTTCGTGGGTCGGGGCTGTGGGTGGGCCGGCTGTCAGCAGTCGGTCATGACCTGGTTGTCGCCACCGGTGACCGGAGGGCGCTTCTTCTGGTTGTGGTCTTGGGTGTTCGAGAGCTTTGCCTTCAACTCGGTGAAGTCCTTGCTCAGTTGTTCCAGTCGGGTGTTCAGGCCGGCAGAAAATTTCTTCTCTGCTGCCAGTTGGTCCGGCAAATCCTTGACGTGCACAGCCACGGCTTCGACGGCCTCGCTGATCTGCGAAAACTCGGCGTCATCCTTGGCCTGTTTGCCGCCGAGCAGGATTTGCACCTTGCTGAACAGTTGAGCGCCGAGGCTTGGTTTGTCCTCGATTTCTTCAAAGGTCAGCTCGGTTTCCAGCGCTTCGGTGAACATCGAGGTCGCGGAATAGTGGCGATCCTTGAACGGGTTTGCGTCTGGCTTCTGGGCCGAGAACGCCAAAACATCAGTGCCGAGGCTGGCCGGGGAGTCGGTGACCGCGAGCCCGACGATGTAGGCCTCGCCGGTGTCGGCAAAGCTGTCGTCGATTTCGATGGACGTGTAAATCTTCTGCTTCGCCTTGTTCATGGCAATCAGATCGGACGTCGGCTCGACCTGGGCAAACAGCGCCAGTTTCTTCTGCCCGTTGATGTCCACTTCTTCGGTCTTCACGGCCAGCACGTCGCCGTAGGCCTTGAATGGGCTGTCCGGCATCACGCTACGGTAATGCTCCAGCCAGATGCGGGCGCCGTAGGTGGACGGGTTGAAATTTTTCGCAGCCTGTTCCAGCCAGGTACGTTTGATGATGCGCTTGTCGGAGGTAGCGCCCTCGACGGCCACGCGGAACCAGTTGCTGCGAAATTTCTTCATGCCGGGAATCCTCATTGCGTTGGGCGCCTGCTGTTGGCTGAGCAGTGCGTTGCGATGAGGGGCATGGTCGTGACGCGCGCGAGTTGCGGCAATGAGGCGGGACTGTAGGGCAGGGCGGTACAAGGGGCAGCGCTATTGAGTCGCGGGCGCGGGCGGCAGCATCGCGGCCATGACTACGACCGAACTGCTGCCCATCGATCCCCGCCGCCAATCCAAGTTTCTCTACTGGATGGGCTGGCGCATCTGCGAAATTGCCGAGGCTACGGGCGAAAAGGAAAAAACGCTACACAGCTGGAAGGCTCGCGATGAGTGGGACCGGGCTGACAACGTCGAACGCATCGGCGGGGCACTGGAAGCGCGCTTGGTGCAACTGATCCTCAAGGAAGGGAAAAGCGGCGGCGATTTCAAAGAGATTGATTTGCTGCACCGGCAGTTGGAGCGGCAGGCGCGTATCCAGCGCTTTCAGGGTGGCGGTACCGAAACCGACCTCAATCCGAACCTGGCCAAGCGCAATGCCGAGCCGAAGAAGAAGGCGGTCAAAAACGAGATTGATGAAGACCAGATCGAGCTGCTGCGCGAGGCCTTCGTCGATGGCTGTTTCGATTACCAGAAAGACTGGTACCGCGCCGGCAATCAGCGCACCCGCGTTATCCTCAAGAGCCGGCAGATCGGCGCGACATACTACTTCGCCCGCGAGGCGTTCATCGATGCGCTGGACACCGGGCGCAACCAGATTTTCCTGTCGGCTTCGAAGAACCAGGCCTACCTGTTCCGGGGCTACATTCAGGCGTTCTGCCGCGAGATTATCGGCGTCGAGCTGACTGGCGATCCCATCGTTCTGCCAAACGGCGCCGAGCTGTTTTTCCTCGGTACCAACGCCCGCACTGCCCAGGGCTACCACGGCAATTTCTACTTCGATGAATTCTTCTGGACGTTCAAGTTCGAGGAACTGAACAAAGTCGCCTCGGGCATGGCGATGCACAAGAAGTGGCGCAAAACCTACTTCTCCACCCCGTCGAGCATGGCCCATGAGGCATACACCTTCTGGACCGGCGAGCGTTTCAACAAGGGCAAGCCCGCCGCGCAGCATACGAAGGTGGACGTGTCCCACGGCGCGCTCCAGCAGGGCCGGTTCTGTGAGGATCGGTTGTGGCGGCAGATCGTCACGATCCTCGATGCGGAGCGAGGCGGTTGCGACCTCTTTGACATTGAAGAGCTGCGCCGCGAGTACAGCCCCGAGGCGTTCGCCAACCTGCTGATGTGCGAATTCGTTGACGACGGCGCGAGCATCTTCCCGCTGACCCTGTTGCAGTCGTGCATGGTGGACAGCTGGGTCGAGTGGGCCGAGGACTACAAACCGTTCGCCATGCGCCCGTTCAGCGACCGTCAGGTCTGGATCGGTTACGACCCGGCGGAGACGGGCGACTGTTCCGGCATGGTGGTGGTTGCGCCGCCGCTGGTACCGGGCGGCAAATTCCGCATCCTCGAGCGCCACCAGTTCCGGGGCATGGACTTCGCCGCGCAGGCCGCGTTCATCAAAAGCGTCTGCGATCGCTACTGGGTGACCTACATCGGGATCGACGTGACAGGTCTGGGCAGCGGCGTGGCCCAGCTGGTGCGCCAGTTCTTCCCGGCGGTGACCACCTTCAGCTACTCGCCCGAAGTCAAAAC